GATTATCGTATATACCGCACCGCTTGCAGTTGTAAGTGTTACATCATACAGATAATTGCCGTACTTGAATTTGTTGGTATCATCAGGATTGAATACTATGGATGTGCCGGTCTTTTTGATAAGCACCTCCGCGCTCTTCGAATCCTTTTTCATAGTGAACGTGATCACATCACTCTCGGTAGGAGTGTATATCTCACCACTATCTGTCTTGATCTCGACATCAAAGGCACAAGAATCGCCTCTCGTCAAGATGACTCTGTTGTCATCCTCTATCTTGAGCATTCAACGTATTCCTCCTGTTACTTTATTTTTTATCTGGTTAATTCACTCCATAGACCGCTTGCAGTGAACCATTATTACTGGAGCCGCCAAATCGGATAGTTACTGTCGTGCCTGAAATTGTCAGGTAGATATATGTGTACTGTGATTCGTAGCCGTGCGTAAAGCTGAATGAAACCTCTGATGATGAGAGGAAACTTACCGGCACAAGTACAGTCTGTGATGGTGTAGCCTGACCACCTTTACCTATAAGGAGCAGCATATTGTATCCGCTTGCATCTACTGTAGTAGATCCAGAGGTTAATGGTGTACTCAATAAAGATGTGCAACCCAGACCAAGGTTTGTTCTTGTACTTGCAGCATCACCAACTTGTAATTCCCCGGTTGCTTTGATAGATCCATCTACATAAATCTGGTTATCATCATCCGGGAAACCATTTACTCCGACCGAGTTCATCTCGGTATCGATGAACATGATCGGGATACCCTTGCCTACTGTCAGGTAATACTCTGTAATTTCGGTAGTAAACCTATCCCCAACCGTCACCTCTACTTCCCACTCTTTAGTATTATCAAGTGACAAGAAGACTGTTGTATTATTGTATATGGTAGTAGTACTACTCCAAGTGGAACTGTCTAAGGTACGGTGTCTTTCTGTTAACGAAACCGCATTCCCGGTTACGCTTGAATAATTAGCGTTTACTGTCAATTCCGTGGTTGTTTCAAACCCGTTTATACGTGCAAGAGTACATTGGGCCGTAGGTTGTGACCATGGAGTTATAGTAATATTTAATGTTCGTGATGACTGTTTACCTCTAGTATCAGTAGCGGTAATCGTAGCGGTGAATGTTCCAGAATAATTAGGTCTATTTATATCTGCCGATGCCGTATTATTACTGTAGCTCATTGGATAATCTGTGCCATTGAAATTCAACAAGACCTGTGAAATTCCAGCATACTTATAACCAGATACAAAGTTGGAATAAATATGCAAGACAGATTGTGCCTGTACAATGATCTGATTATTACCTGTAATAGAAACTACGCGGGAACTACTATCTAGATAAGCAATAGGATTTATCCAGGGGTTAGCACCCTCGATACTCATAGTGATGACCTTTGTATCGTGATACTCTGTACCATTCATTGTTGATTTGAGGTCAACTGTCACAGATAATGTTTCACTATATCTACAACTGCGTCGTAAAGTATCACGATAGTCTGTAAGGTCAAAAGTATACGTACCACCGACATCACTTAATTGTGAACTCCAATCGGTAGTTTGTTCTGTTCCACCGTTATCCAACCACTTCAAGCGGACATAAATATCAGTAGTAAGGTCACCACCTGCCGGGTTGGAGTAAACAATAGTTGGGTTGCCCTCATCTGTGAAATCTGTAGCAGAATCGATGATGGCATATCTGTCAATGTGGTCCAGGGCATATGTCTTTGAACCGGTACAGTTTACGGCAGATGAGTACAGAGCCGCCCTTACGGACATTGATACGGACTTATCACCATTCTCATCATGAGTAATAGTGATATTTCCGTTTCTGCTGAATCCACCGCTACCATTTACATTGATCCTTGATGTGATGTTAAGAACTGTAACACCACCGATGGTAACAGTAATAGGGCCGCCTTTTACATAGTATCCGCTTGACATTGAGCCGTTTGACTTCAATACCCAGTGGATAGTAGAGGTGTTATCTGCTGTACTCTGTGAGGTGATCGACCAGGACAGATTTAAGCCGATAGTACCGTTATACTGTGTGGAATATTTATTTGTATTAAAATTGCCACTGTTAGCCATATCAGACCACCTTAACTATTGCTGTTCCTTTGTTCGTTCCGTTATCAAGAGGTACAAATCTTATTGCACCTCCGAATGAAGCCTCATTCTCTACTACGCTGTTTTTCATATGAAACTCATCTTTGTGAGTCCAGAAGATTGCAGATGTTGACTTGTTAGCTGCATCTGAATATCCGGTCATACCGTTCTTATCGAATACTACAGAAGGTGTAATACCATTGACGGTCTCACCGAAGAACTCCATACCATTTGTATCGAGAACTCCTATCGTAGCGTTCTGGGCATTCTTAAGAACCAGCGTTCCATCTTGATTCTGATAGCCACCGAGCTGGATTACTGCACCGGTGAACATCGTTGCGTTGAGGTTTCTAACCTCGATGTTCTGGGCATCAAGCGTACCGGTTGAAATGAAGTCTGCAACTATACGACCATCTGCTGTGATCGCCGTTGTGAATGTTCCATCATATCCGGTTGATGAGTAACCAAGACCATTGAGATTCCATCTCCATACCTTTGCGGTATTGGCCGTGATGTTTTCAGTATCGGATATTACCAATTCATATGGTCTGCCACTGGCATCTCTATGAATGAGTACATAACCACCATTACCACCTGATATCCAAGCGGTTGCGTGTGCTATGGCATCTTCGAGTGTTACACTGTCAACGGTATCGACTGCCATCCAGTCATCATCATCGAATGTTTCTCCGGCTGCTTTTGCCGTGTTACAGAACAGGATCTTCTCTTCGTGTATCCAAAGATCACCGATATCATATGGTGGTACCGGTGTCGTGATAAACACTCTACGCTTGGAATTAGCCAACTCATTAGCCGAATTGATTGCCGAAGCAAGTACCGGAGTGGTGTATGAAGTTGTACTATCAGTCCAAGTAATGAATGAACGAGTCCAGATGTACTTTCCGCTCTCCCAAGCAGGTTGTGTGCTTGACCATGTACCACCTGTAGGTGTCTGATCGCTTGTGGAAAGGTAATACTGCTCCACAATACTGCTAATACCTACACCGGCAGGACCCTCTGAACTACTGCTTATGCAAAAAGGTGTCGAATAACTTACTCCGCTTGGGGTAGTTGTCTTCGTTCTTGTCCAGATGTAATTACCCTCTTCCCAAACCGGTGGTGTTGTTGACCACCCTGATGTAGGAGCGGTTGTTGAGCTTTGATTCATTGCATACTCAACATCTACACCTGTTATCGCAGTTTCAGTTATAGTTACTACTTGCTGTGCTAAAGTAGTTGTTGCTGCCTTGTTCTCTGCGATTGCAGCATTCCCGGATACCATCGTATCGGTTATGTTGGATCTTGTATCACCGAACTCGTTTTCTATATATCTTTCTGCTAAAACATCCCACCTTGTTCTGATACATTTGAACTTGGCAGTAATGTCTAATGCTTCAAAGTAAACAGTAACCGTATCACACAGATCGACTCTATCCACCAGAGTGCCTGTCTGTTGGAAATTCAATGTAATATTGTTAGTCGGTACAGTGAGATTATGGTTACTGATATACACTGTTGAATATGCATCAAGGTCTGAAACTGTCGGCTGCTCTTCAAAGTCTGAAGATGCGTCAATTATCAGTGCCTTTGCATTATCAAGTGACAATCCGGTTGCCACCTGTGTACCCATAACAACAGTTGTGTCGTTTTTCCAATATGAAACAACATGCGTGTAGAGATTGGAACAGTCAAGATCCTGATTCAGGTCGGTTAAATTCTTCCCATACCTGATCTGGACCCCTCTATCTGCTCCCCTGTTTTGCATGAGGCGGCAATGGAAGTTATCATACTTCCACTCACCACCACCATAGACATCGAGCAAGCTGCCTTGCTTGCCTGCGAACCAAGACCTTACGGATGATGGCTCTGTTATGCTGAAATTTGCAACTGTTCTTTTGGTCGTATCAATGGTAAAACCACCAGCCTGTGCCTGAAGTAATGCACAAGCCGTTACGACATTGTTAGCCGTACCGCTTGAGATAACTTTACCGCTCAATGCATATGATTCGTGTTGTGCATTGACCTCGAAGCGGCCGTTCATAGCCTTGCCTATCTTATAGATTTGGAAAATCTGGGGATCAT